CAGTGGCGTCAATGTCGCTAGAGGCTGTAACGATACCTGTGAATGTAGGAGATGCAGCAGTTGCTAGGTTAGCCTGTGCGGCAGTCTGGTTAGTCCAGTTACCTGTAGCAGAATCAAACGCAAGAAGGTTATTGTCAGCAGTGCTTCCAATAGCCACACCAGTAAGAGAGCCGATGTTAGGTACAGCAGCGTAAGGACCTGCAGAAGCAGTTTGTACCCAAGCACTGCTGTACCAAATGTAAGTCTTACCATTACTAGAGTTAAACCAAATATCTCCTGCTGAAGGAGAGCTAGGTGCAGTATCTGAAGTTGTATAGTGGCCAGTGGCACCTGTAGCACCTGTGGCACCCGCAGGACCAGTTGCACCAGTTGCACCAATTGCACCAGCAGCACCAGCAGGACCAGTAGGTCCTGTAGGACCTGTTGCTCCATTAGCTCCATTAGCACCATTAGTGCCGTTAGTACCGTTGTTTCCAGGAACACCCTGAGGACCAGTTGGACCAGTAGCACCTGTAGGTCCAGTCGCACCTTGAATACCTTGAGACCCTGTAGGACCAGTTGGTCCCTGAGAACCTGTGCCTCCAGTAAGGCCTGTTGCACCTGTAGGGCCAGTGACGCCCTGTGCGCCCGTAGGTCCAGTCGGACCAGTTACTCCCTGAATACCTTGGATTCCTTGAGGTCCAGTTGGTCCAGTAGGTCCTTCAATTCCTTGCGGTCCAGTAGGGCCAGTATCCCCAGTAATTCCTTGGATGCCCTGAGGACCTTCAATACCTTGAGGACCAGTGGCTCCAGTAGCTCCTTGAGGACCAGTAGGGCCTTGAGAACCAGTAGACCCAGTAGGTCCAGTTGGACCAGTACCTCCAGTTAAACCCGTTGCGCCTGTAGGCCCAGTTTCTCCTTGAATACCTTGAATACCTTGGTCACCTTGAGGTCCAGTAGGACCAGTCGCACCCTGAGGTCCAGTAGGTCCCGTGGCACCAGTATCTCCCTGAATACCTTGAGTACCCTGTCCGCCTTGTGCACCAGTAGGGCCAGTAGGACCCTGAGCACCAGTCGCACCTGTAGGCCCAGTGACTGTAGAAGCTGCACCAGTAGAACCAGTAGGACCAGTTGGACCAGTAGCACCAATAGCGCCTTGAGAGCCTGTAGGGCCAGTAGCACCAGTAGGACCTACTTGAGTGTACATAACCTGAGTAGCAGTAAGGATTACAGAAGGAATTTCTGGAGCAGGTGCTGAAGAAGTGTTGGACTTAATGTATGTCTGAGTGTTTGTAGTAGCCCAGTTAAGTTGGAAAGTTCCTCCAGCAGCAACCTCTAGTACATAGTTCCATGCAACCACGATAGCGGGTTTCTTGCCTGCTAGTCGAGTAGTTCCAGCAGACTCTACAATATCTGTGCCATTCAGCTTTGCCCAAATACGCACGTCAGACTCATAGGATGTGTTGGTATCCTCAGAAGCTAGCTGAGCTGAGAATTGGATGTTGTAAGTACCTGCATAAGTAAACGTCAGTAGTGAACTAGATGCAATCGTTATACCGCTCTGTAGGTAAGCCGTATTAACTGTGATTGGGTAGGCGGTATCTATTACCGCAGCGTACTGGCTAGTGGTATCGTATCCAGAAAATACATGGCCTAGCGCACCACCAGCACCTGCAGGGCCAGTAGGACCAACAATAGGACCAACATTATCCCAAACAGAGCCAGTCCAAATGTAAAGGTCTCCATCACCCAAAACAATGTAGGCATCATTTACTGAGTTACCTGAAGAGGGAAGGTTACCTACTAGAGCAACAGAGCCTTTAAGGTTAATTGACGTACCTTGTGGGCCTGTGGCACCTGTTGGACCTGTTGGACCTGTAACTGTAGATGCTGCACCAGTTGCACCAGTTGCACCAGCAGGGCCAGTTGGTCCAGTCGCACCAGTAAGGCCAGTAGCTCCCGTAGGACCTGTAGCTCCAGTCGCACCAGTATTACCAGCATTTCCTTGGATACCTTGTGGGCCTTGCGGACCAGTGTCTCCCTGAGGACCTGTAGCACCTGTTAAACCAGTGGCACCAGTAGGCCCAGTCGCACCTACAGCACCAGTTTCACCAGTAGCTCCCGTAGGACCAGTGGCACCTGTAGCACCTGTCAAGCCAGTAGCCCCAGTTGGACCTGTGGCCCCAGTTGCACCAGTTAGGCCTGTGGCTCCAGTTGGTCCTTGAATACCCTCGTTACCTTGAATACCTTGAACGCCCTGAGGTCCTTGAGCACCAGTAGGTCCCTGGATTCCCTGAGGTCCTGTAGCTCCTGTTGGGCCAGTAGCTCCAGTAGGTCCAGTTGGTCCAGTAGCTCCGTCAGCACCAATGTAGCCATCAGCACCCTGGGGACCTGTTGGACCTGTAGCTCCAGTTAACCCTGTAGCACCAGTCGGTCCTGTAACACCTTGGATACCTTGAATACCCTGAGGTCCAGTAGGGCCCGAATCAGCAGGTACGTTAACCCAAGCCTGAAGTGCTACATCCCATGCAAGACGGTCATTGTCCTGTATATCAGTAACTAGCACGTCGTTTAGTTCATGTAGGTCAGGTAGGTAAACAGATTTTACAAAAATCTGACCATCAGTAGCGTCTTGGAAAAGAGAAATACCTACAATGAAAGCGTGGTCTGGAGCTGAAGGCTCCGTAGTTGTTAGTCCACCAGGAACTGTAGGAGAAAGCCAAATGAACTCACCCTCAGGCAAAGCTGAGGTGTCTAGTCCGTGAACAATACCGTAAGTAGTACAGTATCCAGTATCTGCAACAAGGATATCTTGTGTAGCAATACCTAGGAAACGAGCAGAGTGCTCTTCGTTGTCTCCCTGAGCAAGACCTACCACCATATGGTCGTTATCTGAACCCATTACGTACAATGCAGAACCATCTGCAATAGTGGACGCAGTACCATTCTTAACAAGAATGTTTAGCTCTTGACCAATCTGAAGGGTAGCATTGCCATTCTTCATTTGGAACTCTAGGGTGCTATCGTTAGCGTTCCAAGCAATCTGTCCAGGTGCTTGAGAACCTGCGTTGATAGCGGTATTAATAGTTAGAGAATCAAGAGTACCTAGTTGAGTTATGCCTGATTGAGTCAAAGATACTGTTTTAGTTTCGGAATTGTAAACTAAAGGCGCATCTGCAGCAAGAAGTCCAGAAGGACCAGTTACTCCTTGCGCTCCTGTAGGGCCTTGAGGGCCTGTTGCTCCAGTAGGTCCAGTTTCTCCTTGGATGCCCTGTGGGCCAGTAGCTCCCGTAGGTCCAGTTGGACCAGTTGGCCCTGTACTACCTTGTACACCTTGTGCACCTGTTGGTCCTGTGGCACCTGTAGCTCCTGTCGGTCCAGTAGCACCACGAGGTCCTGTGGCACCACGTTGGCCAGGAACTCCAGGAAGCAGAGCAATGTCTACTTCTGGGTTAGCCTGGTCATTAGGGATAAGTACTTCATCAAAACCTGGGTACGGTGCACCGTCAAGAACATCTCCTTGAGTAATAAGGAGTGAAGTGTCTACCTCAGGAAGTCTAGGAGCATCTGGATTGATTGCCATTAAAGGATTACCTCACTGGCCTTTTCAACGAAGAAGTCTCCACCTACAATCTCAATTACTTCACCAGTAGTGTCATCTACACTATTAATCTGCCAGTGTGTACGGCGAGCCAAGCGTAGAGTCTGGTCTACAGTTAGAGAAATGGTTGCAACAAAAGTAGTGTCATCAGTAGTAGTTACAGACAGCTCGAAGTTTTGAAGCACCTGAACGCTACCACGTTGGGCTAGAAGACGTGCAGTGAATGATTTACCAGTGAAGTCACCAGAGAAGGTAACCTGACCAGTGTAAGCGAAAGTCTGGTACGCAGTAAGGTCTGGTCCAGCAGTAGGCCACTCAGCAGGCTTGTCTCCGTAAGTAGGAGTCCCAATGTGTACTCGCTGTGGCCATGAACGGTCATCAACTTCTTGAGGCTTGTACTCAGGTACGTAGCGGTTAGTGGTCTTAGAAATGCGACGTAGTGAGAATACGTCAATGGTGTATAGACCAATACCAAGCATAGAACAAAGCTCACGGTACTGGTCTTTACGAGTCTGTACCATCTCCATAAGCTGGCGGTAACGCTGAGCTCGTGGGATAGACACACCATCTGGGGCCTGAATATCAATGTCGAAAGAGGCGTCTGTAGCAAGAGTGTACAGAGCCAAAGTAGTAGCGTGAACAGCTACAGGATATTCCTCCACCATAGGAAGGCTAGCCGCAGTAATTGTACGCCCTAAAGTATCAGTGTGGTTTGCGCTGTGCTGAGCAATAGCGTTCTCCACAATCTGAGTAAGCTCTGCACCAGTGAAATAGCGGTAGTACATACCACTAACAGTCATCTCGTCACCATCAGCTGGAATAGCGTCAGTAACTAGAACACCAGTAGATTCCTCAACAGAAGAGGTAGAAGTAACGTCAATACCGTTCACAGTCACTACAACAGTAGTGGCGTCAAGAGGTGAGTAGTGGAGCTTAAAACGGTTTGTGCTTCCATCAGCTACAAATTGGGTAACGAAAGATTTGCCTACGTCACCGAGCTCTACACGGACTCTATCAACAAGGCTTGAGATGGTCGCCACGAATCCTCCAAAAGATTTAGATACATTTATGTTCTCTTACTTTGCGCCTAAAAACAGCATAAAAAAGTCCGCCCTGCTGGTGAGGAGGGCGGGTACCAGCAGGACGGACAGATTGTGGTCTGGACTAGTTAATCCAGATGTAACCTAGGCGCTCTAGATAAGCAGCTAGGTGGCGAGGTACTGAGTACTTCACACCCTGCTTGAAGTTGTAGGTATTGCCTACACCATAAGTCATATCTTCGATGTCGCTGTTGGTACGGATAATGACCATGTCATTGTTGACAGAAACGCCTACAGTCTCAATCTCATCAATCAAGATTGGCTTGTCTGGGGTCTTTGGGTCAAATACGTCTCGAGCTAGGCTGTCAGCCTCTGCTGCACGAGAGATAGAAATCTCATCTTTACGCTTAGCAAGTTCTGCTGCGTTACGCTTGGCTGCATCTTCTGCAGCGCGTCCTGTTGCGTCCATTGGACTGGTTGGTTTATTTGCCACGGTGTTTTTCTCCTAGTTATTTGTTTTTTTGTTTGTGTTGGAAGCAAACGTTTAGCTCCCAACAAGTGTTACAGATATAAGTGTTTCTTATTCTGCGGGTGTTGTCTCACTAAACTTTTCAAGATAAGCGATTGCATTTTGTAAGATTTCTATGTTGTCCTTGAACTGTCCAAGTCCAGTGTTACAGTGATGACAAAGAAGTCCGCGAACTTTACCTGTTTCATGGTCATGGTCCACCCTGGGGGTTTCAATAAATCCCTGTTCACAGATAGCGCAAGTACCCCTTTGGTCTAAAAGCATACTCTCTACATCTGATTCTTCAAGCCCGTATGCACTCCTCAACCCGCGTAGTTTGCTGCATTGCTTACACTGACGAAAGTTAGGGTAGTGGTAGGTATTATCCTCCGTAAATTCATGGCCTCGTTTGCAGTGGGTCTGCGAGTATTCTTTTCGCTGTTGCTTCTCCGCTTTAATGGCGTTGCGCTCTTCTAAAGATAACCAGCGCTTACGGTCAGGATTAGTTCTATTTCTGTAGGCCTCTGTACGTTCTCTTTGACACGCTTTACATACCTGGATACCGTCTGCACGAGTACGTCCAAACTCAGCGTAGGCGTGACCATTCCTACAATGAGTTCGTAAAGCACGTACCTTAGGTTCATCAGACCTACCAGGATTATCTATGTTGTGACGTGACCGCCATTTAGTAGGGTCTGGTTTGGGACCAGGCTTGCGTAGACCTCTGGATTTACGTTGCTCTTGACGGTAATGGTTTTGGCACAATCCTTTTGAGTGTACTGCACTTTCGCAATTTTCAATACTACACATAGAAAAACTCCCAGTTAATGATTTAGTATTTCTACTATACCACTAACTGGGAGTTAGTCAAACGTTACTCATAAAGAGTAACAAATAGGGTCAGTTGGTGTAGACTTTCACGATTGCCTGGTCAGTGATGATGCCTAGACCCCAGATAGCATACCATGCAAGAGCGTGCTCACGACCGAAGTCTAGAACACCACCATCGCGTAGCTCAACTGGAAGCGAGATAGCGTGACCGAATGCGTTGTCACCAATCATGATTGACTCGTAAACATCAGCAGTGAAACCAGTACCTGAAGTAGCAGAAGCTGACAGGTTCTCTGGGTTACCGCCTAGACCAGGACCAGTGTTAGCCTTTACAGGAACTTCGGTCTGGGTTGCAGGTGCGCCAACAAGTGAGCTGTAGTTTACAGTCGAGTTAGCAGCAAGTAGGTTAACCTGAGTGGTCTCGATGAATACTACGTCGTATAGACGACCGATTTCACCTAGCATGAAGTTACCAGGAGCAGCGTACTTGGTTACTTCGATGAACTCTGGGTTCGAGCGAAGGTCACGAGACTGCTTCGGGTGGATGAACTGTACGTAGGTCTCACCAATACGAGGGATGTTCTTTGACGCCAAGGTCAGAGCAGCATCCTTGATTGAACCAGTGGTCAGCTTGAAGTTACCGTCTAGGTCTGAAAGCTGAGTACCAGCGGTACCCTCGTGGTAGGTGTTGTAGGTGGTTGCAGATGTCAAGCCTGAACGGTCGTAACCATAAACAGCTGAAGTAGCAGCTGAAAGGGTGTTACGAGCCTGTACGTCTAGGTACTGTGCCATGTGGCGACCTAGAAGACGTGAAGCAGAAGCCATGATGTCATCGAATGAGGCGTTTAGCAATAGCTCTGAAACAGCTACAGCATAACCGTGCTCAGCAACGGTGATAGCAATCTGCTCTGCAGTCAGAGCGTTGGTGGTCATACGAACACCTTCGGTCAGTGGAGTTGCGTCCACTGCGAAGTTCTTGTAACGAAGGAAGTTCACACGAAGACCTGGTGCAACACCAAGTTCAGTCTTCTTAACAGCGAACTGCTCGAAACGTAGGATAGGCATGGCCTGGAAAAGGATTTCCTTTGACCAGATGGTCTGAATAGCCTGTGAAAGCTGGCTGTTAGAACCTGAGTAAGCGGTAGGGGCTCCAGCAAGCTGGCCCGAACCTGTAATAGCTGACGCCATTGAGGTTGCTCCTTTCAAGAGCGGTTAGGTTAGGTAGGTTAGTTACCGAACAATCCCTGTCCACCACGGTTAGTGCTGCCCAAAAGCTTTGAGCGATTTTTTGCATAATCTGCCAGAGACATGTTTGCGATGCTTTCTGGTGATAGATTAGCTTGCGCCGAGTCGTTATCGAGGGGTCCAGAAGCAGGAACAGTAATACGTGTTCCCAC